TGGTGGATCTGTTAAGGCATCCAAGATGGGTTCTGTAAAGACGGCAAAACCTAAAATGACATCGGCTTCTAGCCGTGGTGATGGCATCGCCCAGCGCGGCAAAACAAAAGGAAGGATCTGTTAATCATGGCTTTTAAAAAACCAGTAGTACCTGCACCGGCAGCACCACGGCAAACATTTGGTGATCGTATGGCTGCACAAATAACTGCTGATCGCAATAAAGCGGATGGCCAACGTGCCGCAAAACAAGCGGAGCAAATGTCTCAATCGCGGCAAGCTGCGGAGAGAATGGCCCCCGGTACAGGTGGTCGAGGCACGCAGCAGGAGTATGCAGCGCGGATGCAACGACAAGCTGGCTCAAATATTCCGGCTTTTGCCTTCAATTCCGCTCAAGGCGCGTTACAAAGAGTCCCCGCTGGAGTACCGCAGTACGGCCCACAAACACAACCTCCTCCTGCAATTTTAGGTAACAGGGGCCTAGCTGGAGCCATAAGTGGCCCTACACCGCCCCCAGTTCCGCAGTACGGCCAAGGCCCCGGCCAAGGTGCTGGTCAGCCACCCAACGCAGCTAATGTTGGCATGTTCAAAAAAGGCGGTGCGGTGCGCTATGCAGGCGGCGGCAAGGCTGATGAAAAGAAAGAAGCGCCAATTCCAGCAGAGACTATAGCTGCAATGAAGCGTCAGGCCGCGCAGGAAAAAGCAGATCGCAAGCAAGCTGAAGAGCAGAAGGCTGGCGAGAAAGAAGTTAAAGAGAATATGGGTCGGCTTGGATTTAAAAAGGGCGGCTCTATTAAGGCGAGCAAGATGGGCGCAGTCAAAGTTGCTAAGCCTACGATGCGGTCAGCCTCATCCCGCGCAGACGGCATTGCCATTCGCGGTAAGACGAGGGCATAATGCCTACAGTATCGAAGAAACAAGAACGGTTTATGCAGGCTGTAGCTCACAATCCTGCATTTGCAAAGAAGGTTGGCGTGCCTACAAAAGTGGGCAAAGAGTTCACTAAATCGGAGGGTGGTATGGCTGAATCCAAGAAGATGGTTGGTAAAGAAGTGATGTTCATGAAGAAGAAGGGCGCCCCTAAATCAATGATTAAGCATGAAATGGGCGAAATGAAAGCCATGAAAAAGGGTGGCATTATTGCTTCTAAGATGGGTGCCGTTAAGACTGCTGCTCCTAGCCGTGATGGTGTTGCTGTTAAAGGTAAAACCAAAGGCAAGCAGATCGTTATGAAAAAAGGCGGGATGTGCTGACATGGCAACCGTAAAACCCAATAGCAGTGTAGCTAAGTCTTTAAAAAAGGCTGGGTTTTATGGTGCAAGTAAACCTAAACGGCTGAGTATCATTAACAAAGTGACGACTAAACCTCAGCGGATAGAGATGGTTGATAAATTGTTTCTAGCTAAAAAAACAGCTAAAGGCGGCACTAAATGAGAACCTCACGCGGTATGGGCGACATTAACCCTTCCAAGATGCCTGGCGCCAAGAAGAAGGCGCGTCGGGATGACACTGACTTTACGCAGTATAAAGAAGGTGGGAAGGTAAAATCTAAGGTAAATGCGGCTGGTAACTATACCAAGCCCAACCTGCGTAAGCGTATATTTAATAGCGTTAAGGCTGCGGCAATTGTTGGTACGGGTGCTGGAAAATGGTCCGCGAGAAAAGCGCAAGTAATGGCTAAACGGTATAAAGCTGCTGGTGGCGGGTACAAGGATTAGTATGAAAGCTCCGCAAAAGTCGCTTAAAGATTGGGGTGACCAGAAATGGCGAACAAAGAGCGGCAAGCCGTCGTCAAAGACAGGCGAACGATACCTGCCAGAAGCGGCTATCAAGTCACTCACCCCGTCAGAGTATGCCGCCACAACGAAGGCAAAGCGGGCAGGGAAAGCAGTAGGAAAGCAGTTTGTTAAGCAGCCCAAAGGCATTGCAAAGAAAACGGCAGGGTTTAGATAATGGCATATACAACTTCTACTACAGCATTTAACCCAACCCTCAACGAGTTAGTCGAAGAGGCTTTTGAGCGTTGTGGTAAGGAGTTACGTAGCGGCTATGATTTTCGTACTGCTCGCCGGAGCCTAAACTTTCTATTAACGGAATGGGCTAATCGCGGTATTAACTTGTGGACGATTGAGCAAGGTCAGATTACGTTGATACAAGGCCAGATTACATATGATCTGCCGATTGATACGGTAGATTTAATTGAGCATGTAATCCGCACTGAGCCTGGCCAGATCGGCAACCAGACGGACATTAACATCAGCCGTATCAGCGTATCTACCTATTCGACAATACCAAACAAGATTACCCAAGGCCGCCCTATTCAAGTGTGGATTAACCGCCAGTCTGGCCAGACAACAGATGCAGTAGCTGCTACCCCTGCTTATCCTCAGATTAATGTGTGGCCGTCACCCGATCAAGGGACATTATTGAGTCCGTACTATTACTTTGTTTACTGGCGTTTAAAGAGAATGGTAGATGCCGGTAACGGTGTGAATGTTGAGCAAATCCCATTCCGCTTGCAAAATGCGCTTGTTTCAGGGTTGGCATATATGCTTGCAATGAAGTTGCCTGCAATTTCAGAGCAAAGAATTACAATACTTAAAGCGCAGTACGATGAAGCTTGGGATATGGCTGCGGCAGAAGATAGGGAAAAAGCGCCGGATCGTTATGTGCCGCGTATGACATTTTATCGGTGATGTATGGGCAGTAAATATGCAAGCCAAAAGAACAGTATTGCAGAGTGTGATCGCTGCGGCTTTAGATATAAGCTGAAAGAGCTAAGAAAGCTAACGATCAAAACTAAGCAGGTTAGTATTAAGGTATGCCCAACTTGCTGGGAACCGGATCAGCCACAGTTATCGTTGGGCTTATATCCAGTTAATGACCCGCAAGCAGTGCGCGAGCCAAGACCGGATAATAGTTACACGCAAGCAGGTTATACAGGGTTGCAATTAACTATAAACTCAGATAACGGTAAGCCTAGTGGTGGTAGTCGTGTATTCCAGTGGGGTTGGGCGCCAGTTGGCGGGGCAAGTAGTTTTGATGCAGTCTTAACACCAAATTATTTGGTAGCAACAACAAGTGTTGGTACAGTAACGGTATCCTAAAGGAGTCTAAAATGGACGCAAAAAAAGCAGTTCACAAGCATGAGGCAGCAATGCACCCAGGCAAGCCTATGACTAAGTTAGCCAAAGGCGGCAAGACTAATCTTCAGATGAAACAGCTAGGTCGTGGCCTGGCTAAAGTTGCCAATCAGAAGAAGTCGTCGTTTACGTACAAAAAAGGCGGTTAATATGGCTAAGTTTTCGCAGAAGGTTATGGGCAAAGAAGTCGGCCAAGCCGCTGTGTATGCTAAGCCCCATTCAATGACCGGAGGTCCTATGAAGATGAAGAAACCTACTGACCCAAACATGCTAAATGCGCGTCAGCTTGGCCCTCGTGAAAGTGTCCAGCGTGTAAGCGCGGGCGATCCAGGGCGTGATGATGTTAAAAAGACGGGCATTAAGATTCGCGGTACTGGAGCGGCAACTAAGGGCGTAATGGCTCGCGGCCCGATGGCATAACCATGACTTACACTGAGCTTGTTGCGTCAATTCAGTCGTACACCGAGAATGATTTCCCGGATATAACGCTGTCTGGCGGCGGTACTGAAACAACTGCTGAACAGATCAATCGGTTCATTCAGCAGGCGGAGCAGCGCATTTACAACTCGGTTCAGTTTCCATCTATTCGTAAGAATATGACGGGTAATTTGCAGTCGGGTAATAAGTACCTACAAGCGCCTAACGATTTTCTGGCTGTGTACTCATTAGCGGTTATTGAGAACTATGGAACGGCTACGGAGACATATACTTTCTTGTTGAACAAGGATGTTAACTTTATCCGTGAGTCTTACCCTACTCCCGCTGATACAGGTCTGCCTGCGTACTATGCGTTATTTGGTCCGGCTATTTCAGGAAGTACGATCACTAATGAGTTGACGTTTATTCTTGGCCCAACGCCGAATAGCGCGTACACAGCAGAGTTACACTTCTATTATTACCCTGAGTCAATTACCACCGCCGGTTCTTCATGGCTTGGCGACAACTTTGATTCTGTATTGTTGTACGGGTCATTAGTTGAAGCTTATACGTTCATGAAGGGCGAGACTGATTTGATTAACTTGTATGATGGCAAGTACAAAGAAGCAATGATATTAGCGAAACGTCTGGGCGATGGTATGGAGCGCCAGGACGCTTACCGTTCAGGTCAATATCGACAACCGGTGACTTGATATGGCGATTAATCAAACTCAAACTACTAGCTTTAAGAAGCAACTGTACGAAGCGGTACATAACCTTCTTACTGATGATCTTTACATGGCGCTGTATGTTGCGACCGCAGATCTTAATCAGGATACTTTGATTTACACAACAAGTGGCGAAGTTACTGGCGGCGGCTATACTGCCGGTGGGGTTTTGTTAACCGGCGTGACAATTAACTCATCTGGTTATACGGCGTATGTCAGTTTTAATGCGGTTGACTTCAATGCTTCTGTTACAGCGCGTGGCGCGTTAATCTACAATGCGTCGCAAGGTAACAAATCAATTGCGGTATTGGATTTTGGATCTGATAAAACGTCTACTGATTTTACGGTTACGCCGCCTACCAACACAGCTACATCTGCCATTATCAGGAGTTCAAATTGATTACGACGACTAAAGGTGAAATGGACGAATCCTTGCTGGAGAAGCGCGAGGGTAATGTCGATAACGATAATGAATACACTACGTGGGTAGAGTATTGGTTAGATGGCGAACTGGTACATCGTTCTGCCCATGTTCAACTAAAAAAAGCGGTGGGGCTAAAAGTTGAAGCCGCATCTTTCGGTTAATTTTTAAAGGAGCCTCAAATGGCTAATACACAAAGCATGTGCACTTCGTTTATGCAACAGCTTATGGTTGGTGAGCATCAGCTTGGCACCGCAACGCTTGTTTCGCGCACCAGTTTGACTGCACCAACTACAGATACACTTAAAGCTGCTTTGTACTTGGCATCAGCAACAATGAATGCCGCCTCCACTGTGTACACGGTAACAGGTGAAGTGTCAGGCACTGGCTATGTCGCTGGCGGAGTAACGGTAACTAATGCAACAGCGCCAAACTCTACTAACGCATCGGCAACAGCGGGTGTTGCGTTTTTTACGCCTTCCGCTAGTATTACATACACGACAGTAACTTTGGCTACTGCGTTTGACGCGGTGTTGTTGTATAACTCTACGCAATCCAATAAGGCAATTAGCGTTCATACCTTTGGTTCGCAGACTATTACTGCCGGTACGTTTACATTGACGATGCCAGCTAACACTACAACAACTGCATTGATCCGTTTGGCTACAACCTAATAGGACTAGCGGGGTAACTCGCTAGGGTAGCCATGTTCGGAATAGCCGCTTTTGCTGAAGCGCCGTTTGCCTCCCTTTCAGGGCAGACGGTAGTCGTTGCTCTTACCGGCGTTCAGGCTTCTGGCGCGGTAGGCACGGTTACGGAAGTTAGTTCCGTTGCGTTAATAGGTGTTGTAGCAGCAGGGGCGGTAGGCAATGTTACAGAAACAAGCACAAAAGCCCTTACGGGAGTAGAGGCAGCAGGTGCAGTTGGATCAGTTAATTTTGCCAAAACCGAAGTATTAAGTGGTGTTGAGGCTACAGGATCAGTAGGCACTGTTACCTCAAATATTGTTGTTACTTTAACGGGCATAGAAACAACAGGAGGGGTAGGCTCCGTAGCATTTGTTACGACAGAAGCACTTACTGGCGTTGAAGCCTCTGGCGAAGTAGGTACAGTATTAGTAGATGAACGGGCTATTGGGGTAAATGGGGCGCAAGGCTTTGGTGAAGTTGGATCAATTGGAATTCTTGGGATTGAAGCCGGGCTGCAAGGCGTTGTAGCTACAGGCGAAGTAGGCACTGTAGCTCTTGCTGATCGTGAAATTGCGCTGACCGGCGTAGAGGCTGCGGGCGCAGTAGGTGATGTTACTGAAGAAAACAGTCCAACTGAAGATGGCGTTGTAGCTACAGGTGCGGTAGGATCAATAACAGCAACTAGCCGCACGGTTGCCATAACAGGGGTACAGGCTAGAGGACAAGTTGGCACAGTAGATAAATTCTATTGGTCTGTCATAGATGATGGGCAAACTCCTAATTGGCAGCTTTTGGATGACTCGCAAACGCCTAATTGGCAAAATGTTGAGATGACGGTGTAAGGACACAATATGGCACTTGTTCTAGCAGATCGCGTTAAAGAGACTACCACTACGGCTGGTACAGGCACGATCACGCTTGCTGGCGCGTCTACAGGGTTCCAAAGTTTTGCTGCTATTGGTGATGCAAACAGTACGTACTACACTATTGTTGCGCAAACAGGCACTGAGTGGGAAGTGGGTATTGGTACATACACATCTTCTGGCACTACCCTATCTCGTACTACTGTGTTGTCTTCTAGTAATAGCGGTAGTTTGGTTAATTTTTCTGCGGGTACTAAAGATGTATTTGTTACCTACCCTTCCGGAAAAGGTGTGTGGCTTGATGCTGCGGGCAAGTTTGTACAAACTACGTTTACTGATTTAAGCGCAACGGGCACTATTACAGGGGCTTTGTCAGGTAATGCAACAACAGCTACGACTGCTACAAATGTGGCGGGTGGCGCGGCTAATCGAATTGTCTATAATACTGCGGCTAGTACCACAGGGTATGCGGTAGCCCCTACAGTAGCCAGCACGCTACTTAATTGGAATGGCTCGGCGTTTACTTGGGTATCTGCTGCAACGGCAATTGGCTATACGCCGGTACAGCAGGGCGGCGGAACTGGGCAAGGGGCTAATAAACTATATATTGGTTGGCTGGGATCTAACTTGGGACTACAAGTAGATTCAACTAATTTTTCCTCTACATGGCCTATTTCAGTTACAGGCAGCGCGGTAAACGTAGCGGGCGGTGTAGCCAACCAAATACCCTATCAAACAGGCGTAGCCACGACATCGTTTATCGCTAATGGGACAACTGGGCAAGTGTTAACGGCAACTACCGGCTCCGCTCCTACATTCCAAACGTCAACAGCCGCCTCAAAAGCCTACGTACAGGCAATAGGTATTTTGCGCGGCTTATAAGGAAATAAAATGGCAGTCACAAATTTCTCCCCCCTTCTTGGTCTGGCCCTACCAACTACAGGAGACTTGTCGGGCACTTGGGGTGCAACAGTCAATGACTCGATTACTGGCCTGATTGATTCTGCTGTTGCTGGTACAACGACGTTAAGCACAGACGCGGATGTAACACTGTCTACGACCAACGGCGCGGCTAACCAAGCACGTAATGCGGTGTTGTTATGCACTGGTGCACGAACAACTATTAAAACAATTACCGCTCCTGCTCAAAGCAAGGCATACGTTGTTATTAACAGCACTTCTGGCGGGTTTGCAGTTAAGTTAGTAGGCGCTGGTCCAACAGCAGGGATTACTATTGTTTCTGGCGAAAAGTGTTTAGCGGCTTGGAATGGTTCTGATTTTGTAAAAATATCTACAACTGAAGCTGATGGTGTTTCGACCATTAGTTTTGGTAGCACCGGGTTAACCCCGTCAACAGCCACAAGTGGAGCGGTCACGGTTGCGGGTACGTTAGCTGTAGCAAGTGGGGGTACTGGTACTCCTCCC